AGGTAAACCAAAGGTGCTTGTTGCGTAAAAGTCTCCGGCAGTCCTGTTGTAAGCAAGCACCAAGTTGCCATCGCTTAATTGGCTGCCGTAACTACCTGCGCTTGAACCTTTGTTAATTGGGTTCCACGTACACCAGTTCGTCGTCGGCGTGTCGCTCATCACGTCCGTGCCAGTGCCGGAGGTGCTGAAGTTATTAGCGGTCCACGTATTGCCGTTGCCGCTGGAATCAGTGCCGATACCGCTGCTTTCGAACTTCAGATAGAACCCGTTGGTGCCGTAGCTGCCGCTGTACTTCTTAGGAATCCACGCCCCGGTGATGGTGTCGGTTTCACCGAAGGAGGATGGGTCAAGGGCAGTGCCGTCGATGAAGTTGACTTCGGCTAGGTAGCCGTCATTTGTTGCATCGCCAGACCACGCTTTTCCTATGTAATGAACGTGCGTGTTATTTATAAGACCATCAAAGTTCTGAGATGGATAATTTGCCGTAGCAAGTGCAGTTTGCTGAACACCATTTACATACAACTTGATGCGATTAGAAGCAGTCGCTTGAGTCGTGTCCCACGCGACAACGATGTGATACCAACCAGAATAATCACGATATACGGCGCTTGTCTTTAATCTAGCGGTAGCACTATTCGGGTCGAGACCTAAAATTATAGTATCCTGCTCTGTGCTGTATCCCCAAATTCCAGCAGCCGCATAGTCCGTTCCAGAGGAATTGGCGGACATCCCAAAGGTGTAGTAGTTATCATTTTTACCTCGTTTTGCCCAGCAACTGAACGTCCACGTCTTACGATTCCCCGCACTAGCCGGAGTGCGATTCAGGTACGCGCTATCCGCCGAGTTAAACCGCAGGCTCTGGTTGATCTCGTACGCGCCAGCAGCTCCAGCCAGCAGCATCGGGTTGGCTGATCCGGGGATGCCCATTAGCTGAAGTTGGCGATCAGTTGTGCTTGGATGCTAGTCGTGGTCCGCACTGTATAAACCAACAGATCCACGGCTGCTGCAGTGGTAGTCAGCGTTGGTGCGGTGCCAGCCGGGAAGTCCCAGTAGCTGCCGAATGCCAGTGTGCGGCTGCCGGTGCCATCCTGCGTGATGAAGATGCAGCCCGACTGTCCGGCGGTGATGTTGGTCGGGTTCGCCAGCGTGCGGTTGCCACCCAGCGTGACCGAGTAGTTGTTGGTGACGGCAAAATCCGGCGTGATCGTGGTGCCATCGGTCAGGGCGGTGATCGTGCCGCGTTGGGCTGCCGTGAAGGTCTGCGCCAAGCTCAGCAGCGGAACCGTGCCAGAGGAGTTAGGCAGTGTGATCGTGTTATCAGCGGTCGGATCCGTAACCGCCAGCGTGGTCTCAAAGCCATCAGCGGTGCTGCCTTCAAACACCAACGACCCAGCGCTGCCGATCTCCAGTGCGCCTGTGATGGTGCCACCCGCCTTTGCCAGATAGGTGCTACTGGCGGAGCTGGTGGTCAGCAGCCCAAAATTGGCGGTGCTGTAGTCGCCTACCGTTACCCATGCCGAGTTAGCGGCATTACGGAACTTCAGCAGGGTGTTGGTGGTATCAGCCCACCACTGGAAGGCGTAGGTGGTGGCGGGTTCAGTGCTACTGCTGTTATTGGTGACGATTGCGGCAAGGGCGTTGTTCAGGTCGCTACGGACCGCCGCACCCGTCCCATTAGCGATCACGTAGTCGTGGGTTGCCACAGCCGCCTACACAGTCTTATGACTCACTTTAGCCCGCTCGTCCATAACCGGTCGCAGTCCACGTGAACTGCCTTGTAACCGTGCTATTTGCTGAGTCATAGAAACTAATTGTGAATCCCGTGCCAGTCACACTGCTGATCTGGAAGTAATCGCCGGTTTGCATGTTCTGGGCGGTGATGCCAACGCTGGGCAGGTAGCTGTTGACCCCGCCGATGCTTGCCGTACCAGTAAAGAACGGGTTGGTGAAGGTAACGGCGGTGGCGCTACTACCGGAAACGGCGGCGACACTTTGCTCGCTGCGGCGCTGGACACTGGCGAGGTAGCCCAGTTCATCCACCAAGATGTTCTCGGCAATGTTGTTGCTGGTGAGCGTGGTGCGGAACTGGAAGCCACGCCCACGGAAGGTGCCATTCACAAACGGCTGCCATGCACTCCACGTCGGGGTGCTGCTGGGGTTGTCGATGGTGCTGCGTAATTCCAGTTCGGCATTGACGTTGGAGATCACAGCGCCGTCCCAGTCATCCCAGTCATCGACGTTGCCGGTGCGGCTATCGACCAGATCGTTGGGAAAGTAGCCACGGGTGACGAAGTAACGGCTGAAGTCGATTGAGAACGTGTTGCCGAAATCAACGGTGGTGGCAAACTCATACGTTCCAGAAGGCTGAACTTCGCCCATCACGTCGAACGAGGCAATGGCGTCTACATCCAGCACGTCGTCAAACAGTTCCGAGCCATCCAGTGTCAGGGCGTCAAACTCGTCGCTATAGAAAACGTTGGTGCGGGTGCCTTGGAATGGCGGGGCGTCTTGGTCTTCGCGGCGGGTAATCAGGGTGAGCGGTGCCAGTGCATCAGGCAGGTCGATGATGACGCTGGTTTCGGAGGCGCTTTGTCTGCCGCCGTCATCCTCAAACTTGACCAGCACTTCACCTTCGACCAACGGGATGATCGCTTCGGTCTGGTTGCCGTTTTTGGCGGCGATCAACTCAACGCTGTTGCTCCACGTGGCGGTGCCGTCGGTCAGGTTGCTGTGGCGAAACAGGACTTTGCCGCCCACCCGCACGTCAAGGTCAGTAGCAAGGCTCCAGCGCAGGCGACCAGAGTTGGCGTTGATTGCCTCGAAGCTCAGGTTTTGGACGTTGCCGGGGATTGCGGTCTTACCGACAGCGGCATAGGTAAGGCTTGCGAAATCTGAGGATTGGCGTCCCAGTGAGTTGATGCTGTAGATCTCGAAGACGTAGGTGGCGGCGCGGGTGTCGAGGATCTCGGCGTCGGGCTTGCTGACGGTGATTTGCTCCCAGTTGTCGTTACCAGCGCGATAGCGAACCTTGTATTGCGGGATCCCCTTGACTGCCTGCCAGCTCAGGATGATCTTGACGTTTGCCTTGCCGTTGGATTCGTAGAAAGTTTCAGATGCGGTGGGGCTAGTTGGCGCTGCGGGGATTGGGTTGAGATTGGTGATATTGCGGGTTGCCAGCTTGAAGCCACGCTCCACATAGGCATATTTGCTTGCGTTGTAAAGCAGTCCGGTGATGTCGTAGAGATTACCTTCTTTTTCCTTGACGGTTAGGACGCGATATTGCTGCGTTTGAATTGAGACGCTTTGGATAACCCAGACGGTGTTTTTCTGGGGCAGTGTTGACCAGTCGCTGTCAACAGTCAGGACAACACCAGTGCGGCTGATGATGTTCTTGGTTTCGAGGCTGCCATCGGGAAGCAGCGCTGAGATTGTTGCGTTATCGCTGGGCAAGCCGGTTGCATCATCAACGGTGATCGTGCGGGTGGTTGAGGTGATTACCCTGCCGCCGTAACGCACACCAGCACGCACCGGATCTTGTACGTCGATGACTGCACCGGGGCGTACCAGTGTTCCAGCCTCGATGGATGCGGTGAAGCTGATAACTTCAGTCTCGTTTTGTTCGCTGAAGAGGATCCACTGCCCGAGACGATTGGCTTGACCGCGTGATGTGCAGGCGAAGGCTTTGATTTCAGTGGCGACCCAGCCATACTTCTCAATGGCGTCACGGTCTTCGACGATCTCGTAATTTTGCTCGCGGGTGTTGAGATCGAGGTAGCTGACGACGGCAACGGTGTGGCGCGTTTTTAGATCTGAACCGGCATAACTGAAGCCCGGCTCCAGCACATTGGAGCGGTTGAATAGGTAGGTGGAATCTGTTGGTTTGTCTTGGGTGATCGTCAACGCGCCAGTTGACCAGTACGGCTGGCAGCGCATCACACTGCACAGGTCGTTAATCAGCTTGTACGCCTCGTATTGGTTTTGAATCAGGGCGTTGCAGCTAAAGCGGGCTTCTGTGCTGCCATCACCTAAGCCTGCATCAACAAGTTGGTTGGCGTATTGACTGGCGGAATAGAAGGCGAACTTATCGAGTTGCGCTTCTGCAACATGATCGCCAAAGCCGTAACGCTTGTTAATCAGCAGGTCGTACAGGATCCACGCCGGGCAGGTTGTCCATTGGGCAGCGCCAAAGGTGCCGGTCCATGTGCCTGCGTAGGTGATTCTGCCGGTTGCCTGATCGACGGTGGCATTGTTTGGGATTTTGACCTTGACGCCACGGATGCGATACGACCGCGCTGGGATGTTGTTGAACTGCTCTGCTTGGAAGCGAACTGCAGCAAGTGCGCTGTTGGGATAGCGCAGCTTCTGATAAATCAGTTCGGTATAAGCAACGAAATAGGTGGGGCTGACATTGGTATCGGTGCTGTCGGCTGAAACACGCACCACGCGCAGGTCAACCGGAAATGCACCAGCAATATCAATTAGATAGTCACGTTCGTATTTATCGGCAGTTCGACCGCTGATCGTGTCAGTTTTAACGGTCGTAAAGCCGCCGCCGTTGTACTGCAGTTGGATGTTGATGGTGACGCTAGTTCCAAGCACATCGCCTTCTGCTGTGGCTGCTTCGAGGCGTGGAATTGCGATGCTGACGCGAACTGCATCGACGTTGCTATCTGTGATCTGGCGGGTGACAGGTGTTGCCTGTACGACTTCGGTGTTGACGCTAACTACGTCTTCTGTGGTTTCACCAAATTTTGTGATGTAGTCCTGAGCGTTGGTGCCATAGCGGGCTTCGACGCTGACACCTTTGAAGTTGTAATCAGAGTCAGTGAGGTTGGTTACGTCAGCGCCAGATCGCAGAACTGGGGTATCAGTTAGAAATACGTCTTTGAGTAGGGCGAGGTTGTAGTTTGTTGTGCCACGGGTGTAGGCGCGGGCAGACGGGAAGCCTTCGATCTCGCCTTCGCTGATGAGGTCGAGGATGTTGGCAAAAGCTGTGGACGCGAGGTTGTCTGATGTGCGGACAGGTGTCCTAACCGCCGGTGCGGCTGCTTGTTGGACAACAACTGTTTGCTGGACAGGAGCTTGGCTACCACCACCACCGGCACCGATGATCTGATTGTTCTTGGAGTCAGCCATGTCAGATCGTGTCAACGTCGATGCCAGCAGAAATCACCACTGAGCCAACAACAGTCTCGCCATAAACCACCGGCACAGGAACGCCCTGTTTACTGGTGTTTTGAATACCGCTGAAGCTATAGGAGGCTTGAGGATCTAGCTCTGTGTTTTCTGTGGTGCGATTACCTAAACCACCTGAGCTGACCGGACCAAGTTGACCAAGCTGAGGCGTGGGTGAGAGGAGCTGCGAAACGCCACCCAACACAAGGGCAACACCGATAGACCCAATTGCCGTTGCCACGCCAGCGCTAACAATGCCCGCGCCTGCTGCGCTACCTAAACCGGCGCCTAATCCCAAGAAACCGCCGACAGCAGGACCAAGCACAATCGCAGCCGCGACCAGTGCAACACCTGCCAAGATTTTGCCTGCTCCACTACCGGCGCCACCCAGCACTGGAACGATCTTGATGACTTGACTGGCGGGATAGTGGATCTCGTCTAAATCGCTCTCGTAGTTATCAACAATTACCTTGTAATGCTGGTCTGCCATGTGGCGTTCCAGTCCGGGGAAGTTGGCTAGCAGCATCCTGATTGCTTCGCCTGCGCTGCTGATCTCCGCTAAAAACTTCCGCTGACCGATGAACTTTGCCAGTGGACCGTAGAGCCTAACTTCCTTTTCCATGGCGCAAGACCCTACCGGTGCATTTTAGGAGCCA